TTTCAAGGAGTCACGCGTTGGTGGGACGATGCGTTCGGCTGACCCGCTCACGCTCGATTCGTGGCATTTGGCTTATGATTTTTCGTCTGCACCTGCGCTTAATGATGCGTTTATCCGTGAAGATATGCCTCTTGAGCGAACGATTGCAGTCGACTCTGAGGACGAGATGCTCTTGAATTTTAGCTTTAATTTTCAGGCGACCAGGCCGCTTCCGGTGCGTAGTACACCAGGATTGTGGAGGATCTAAGTGGATCTTTTTGGCATTGGTTCAGCGATAGGTACGGTTGGTTCAATTTTTAATAACGAAAGGAACATCAGTGCGGCAGAGGAAGCAAATCAGCAGAACATCGCTCTTCAACGAGAGAATCGCGATTGGTCGGAACGAATGTCGAATACCGCTCATCAGCGAGAAGTGGCCGATCTTAAAGCCGCTGGACTCAATCCAGTTTTGTCAGCTGGAGGAGGTTCTGGAGCAGGTACGCCGAGCTCTGCAGCTGCCAGTGTGGACGCCCCTAAAAGCGCGGATATTGGAGCGTCCGTCAGTAAGGGAGTCACGGAGGCCCTTCATAATCAGTTGATGCAGGCTCAGGTGAAGAAGGAAACCGCTAACGCTATTAGTTCAGGAGCTCAGGCATCCGTCGCTGTTCAGAAAGCTAAGAATGATATTGAAGGCGGCAAGGCTAAGAACGCTTGGACTCAGACTCAGACAGCTATAGCGAAGTCGTTGGCTCCGGAGCGTAAGGAAGGGATGAAGGCTACTAATGAAGCTGGCGGACTTTGGAAGACTGGTCGAACACTTTGGAATCGGCTTCCGTTTTCATCGGCGTTCGAAGCGGCCACATCAGGTAATTTCGGGTCTCAACTTTATGATGCAACCCATTCAGGAGAGGAATAAGTATATGCGTCCAGGTAATTTGAAGTCAGTGGCAGGTGGTCGTTATACACATCGTGAGTGTGGACCTGAGTTAGGTGCAGCTAAGCAGGAGTTTTTAGATGATGCGGATATTAATCGGATTTTGGCGAGGTACCGCCAGGCCGGTGTTGATGTGATGGCGAGAGCTCATCAGCAGGATCCTCGCCTGTTTGGTGAGGATATTGGTTATAAGACGTATGCGGATGCGCATGCGGCGTTGCAGGTAGCTCAGGAAGCTTTCTTGAAGTTGCCTCCTGAGATTCGTCTCGAGCTTGGTAATGATCCAGCTCGGTATTCAGAGCTCTCTAGTGAAGATGGCGTTCGGCGTGTCGTCGAACGCATTGGTGCGAAGCAGAGGAGTCGTCTTGTGGCAGCTCAGGCGATGGTGGCGGCGCATGCCCCACCCCCGCCAGCTGCCCCGGTTCCTCCGGCGAAGCCGGAGACACCGTAGTAGGTGTAGGGCCGGGCTTTCGCCCGGCCCTTTTTTTTTAGCCGGCTTCTTTGCCAGTGCGTCTTTGGTTCCATTCATCGAGCTTTGCGAGTTTTTCGTTCAGCTCAATCATTTTGCGCACATACCAGTCAGAGATCCGCAGCTTTGCGTTCAGGATCTCAATTTCAGTCTCAGGCTCTTTATAGGGCTTCTTTTGTTCGTTCATAGGTCCTCCTAAGGCTCCCGCCGGAATTGGCGTGGGCTCACGTAAAGCCGACCGGCGCCAGACCGTAGGTCGTAAGCGTTAACGACCCAGCGTAGCGTCAGGGAGTGAAGCGAGGCGCGAATAGGGAGGCGGTGGCCCACCCAAGAACGGCGCAGCCGTCGGATACCAGAACGTAATTGAAGCCCCTAATAGCCTAAGACTCTATTGAGTCATCTAACGCGCTGCGATTCTCATTTGTGTGCGCGTAATCAGGAGTCTCGAGAACACTCGAGCTTGTTGTTTGAGCCAAAGACGCATGGCGTCTAGCGAGTAATTTGGTCGGGTGAAACCCGGCCCGGGACAGTACACCCCTTGTAGTAACTGTCCCAGCTTTCCTCAAAGTGGAAAGCTGTTAGACTCGACGCAAAGGAGAGTCGTTATGAAACAGAGAAAAAGAGTCAGTTATGGAAGAGCGAAGCGTCAGTTCAAACGGGGTGCTCGCACCCATTGGTTGAACGTACGAGTGAAGCCGTCTCGCGGCGGTATTCGTCTCTAAGTTTTAGTTGTTTCATTTTGAACCCCAGGGGGTTGTGACCCTGGGGTTCTTTTCGCAGGAGGATCTGCGAAGTTATGCATTGTACGTCACCTAATGTAATGGCTCGTCGAGCCTTTGGGAATGAATTTATTTGCGGTTTTAAGAATTTTCAGAAACGCCGCTTAAAGTATGAACCGGACAAGCATTTTTTAGTCGGTTGCAAGCAGTGTGTTTGGTGTCGGCTCGCAAAGTCTCGAGAGGTTGGTGCGAGAATTATGCATGAGGCTAAGGCGCACCGAGAGTCTTGGTTTTTTACCTTGACTTATGATGATGAGTTTTTGCCTCAGAGTTGTTGTGGTCCTACGCTTGATCGTCCGCGGATTACGCGTTTACGGAAGGATGTTGATCAAGATGCCGCTCGTGGTTTCATGGAGAAGTTTAAATTTTTTGCTGTCGGTGAATATGGAGATCGAACGAAGCGCCCGCACTATCATGGTGTCGCTTTTGTTGATTACCCCTGGCAGGTCATTGAAGTTGAGCCCTCAAGGAATGGAACGCCCCAGTTCGTGTGTGCCGAGCTCACGCGTCTTTGGCCGGAAGGTCGTCATCGGATTTCCAAGGTTAACTTTGAATTGGCGGCCTACGCTGCACGTTATGCGCTTAAGAAGCAGTTAGGTAAGAAGGCGGATCGTTTTTACGGTGGTCGGACTCCGGAGTTTCCGAGTTATTGTCATGGCATGGGAGCTGAGCATTTTGCCCGTTTTCGCGCTGATATTTATCCGTCTGATCAGTGTTTGATTACCAGGGCTGATGGCAAGCGTGTTCCTATGTTGCCGCCCGCGCTTTATGATCGTTGGCTTGAGAAGATTGATCCTGAGATGTTGCAGAAAGTTCGTGACAAACGCCTTGAGTCACGGGATGTGTTTACGGAGGCCGAGTGGTTCGGCCTAGAACAGAAACAGAAGTACAACGCAGACGTCGGTAAGACGTTACAGCGCCGTGTTGCGCGAAAGGATCTCTGATGGCCAAGATTTATTGTGTTCGTGATCGTAAGTCTAATTCGTATTGGAAGCCGGTTTATGATCGTGACCATGTGATGGCGATTCGTAGTTTTGAAGATACGTGTAAGCAGTCTGAGTCTTTGTTGCACAAGTGGCCTAATGATTTTGAATTGATGTATCTAGGTGAGTTCGATGAAGTGACCGGCAAGTTTACGGTGTTGGATGTTCCTACTGTGATGGCGGAGCCCAATCAGTTTTTGAGCTAGCCCTTGAAGGCAGCTCGATAACCAGGCGCAAGTCTGGAAACCACGAGGGGTTAGGGATTTGTTTCCCTGGCCCCTTTTTTTTTAAGAGAGGATAGATAATGGCAAGGTCTACGATTTCCACTAATGAGAGAATGGCTACTACAGAGGCCCCGCGGGTTCCTAGGTCTCAGTTTGATCTCAGTCATAATTACACAACCACTATGTCGAAGAATCATGTGTTTCCGATTCTTCATGAAGAAGTTTTGCCTGGTGATGTTTTTAATATTGGGATTTCTTGGGTGTCTCGGTTGCTGACACCTCTTAATCCGTTGATGGATAATGTTTTTGTTGAGGCGCATGCGTTTTTTGTGCCTAACCGTTTGATTTGGGACAACTGGGAGAAGTTCATGCATGCGGACTATGATCCGGATAACCCAGTAGATTATTTAATTCCCGTTGTTGATCACAGTGTGTTGACTGCCGTTACGGGTACCTATCCCTATTTGAAGTATTGGCCTGATTTTCCTTTTCAGGATGCGACGAGTGTGTCTAACACTGACAACCCTATTAATGCGCTTCCGTTTCGTGGGCCTGCGTTGATTTATAACGAGTGGTTCAGGGATCAGGATCTTCAGGCGAAGCTTCCGGTGATCAAGGATGATGGTCCGGATACGGGTGCGTCCGGTAAGAACATGGAGATTTATAAGACCGCTCCGGCTTTTTGGCGTTCTAAGAGAAAGGATTATTTCACGACGGCCAGGCCGTGGCCTCAGAAAGGTCCTGATGTTTTGCTTCCCATTGGTAGTACAGCTCCGGTTTTAGGCATGGGCTTGGGCGGCGCGATTCAGACTCCGGCTACAGCTACGTTTCGGCAGAGTGATGGTACGACTTCGCCATCTCAGCAGATGTGGTGGATTGAAGGTAATGCCGGGACTCTTGGTGCGGATGAGGCTTATTTAGGAGTTAAGAAGAACGCTACAGGCAGTGGTATTCCTGATATTTACGCGGATTTGGCTTCTGCAGTTGGTCCTACGCTTGGTGAGTTTCGTGAGGCCGCCGCTATTCAGCAGATGTATGAGCGGGATGCGCGTGGTGGCACTCGGTACACTGAGCTCTTGGTGAATCATTTTGGTGTGCATGCGGAAGATTTCCGGCTTCAGCGGCCGGAGTATATTGGCATGTGTCGTCAGCGTTTGGGTTATCAGGCGGTGGTTCAGACTTCGGCTTCAGATGGTACTAACACTCCTCAGGGTAATTTGGCCGGTATGGCGACCTCTTTGACTGTTGGGAACCGCATCGTGAAGTCTTTTTCTGAGCACGGTCAGTTCTATATTTTTGCCTCTGTTGTTCATGATCAGACTTATCAGCAGGGTTTGCCTAGGAAGTATCGTCGGCGGACTCGGCATGATTTTTATTTCCCTACTCTCGCTAATTTGTCGGAGCAGGCTATCAGTGTTTCGGAGATCTACTATCTTGGTAATGGTACGACTGATGATTCTGCATTTGGTTATATTGGCCGCTGGGATGAGTATCGTTTCAAGGAGTCACGCGTTGGTGGGACGATGCGTTCGGCTGACCCGCTCACGCTCGATTCGTGGCATTTGGCTTATGATTTTTCGTCTGCACCTGCGCTTAATGATGCGTTTATCCGTGAA